GTTTATAAGAATTTTTATGGGAAAATCTAAAATAGGTCGAAACTCCATTAAATTTTACCCGAATTTCCTCATCCTCCTTGAACATACGGCTAAAATGATTAGGAACTAGAACAAATCGGTCCTTCAATGCTGTTCCTCGAATCACTATAACCTCAGATGGGCCCCGATGAAAGGTCATTGTATTACGTGATAAAGCCAATCGTTTTACTGAAAAATTTTCATCTATTCCTTCTGGGCACATAGCACGCACCATTTCTGTAGCAGATGTCGTATGAATTCCATGGTCGGCAAATATGGCTTGTACTTTCATAGCCATTGCAGTTTTACCTTTAGCTGATCCATCATAAACTATCCCTTGTGGGGTCATACGAACATGTTTCACTGTTTTTGCAGATGGATCATAAGCTGGCAACGCCTCCATAATCAAAGCTTGTTCTTTTTGTATGGATACTGCTGTTTCAGAAACTGCTTTAGCCAATGCACTACGATATTGCTCTGGTGCTGACTCTATGAAGGCTTGTAAAGTATTAGTGTCATAATCTAATGTAGGGATAACTAAATCTGCACTTTTAACCAAATTTTTAACAGCCTTAAACAGTTTTATCCCAGCATACAACGTGCCTACTATTGCTAAGGCTTCTGCAATTAGAACTGCACGATTGACTTTCTTCGGTTTAAAAAAATCAAATAGACCTTCGGGTTGAAATGGGTTTCCATAACGAATGCTAAAATCTAAGTCAAAATTCAACCGATCCTCCAAGATTTTACCAGAGTGATCATAAGAACTTGTGTATCCAACTAAATCAAAATCAGAATCCAAGTCGTCGAAAAAGCCTAGTCTCTTATAATGTTTTGTGACACAATTATTATAACGATTAATTCCATAATGGCGGTAAACTCGCTCTTGTGCCCGAATGGCCTCCCATGCCATAAATTCTTCGGGTTCACATGGATTGAAATATTTTAGAACTGTTGATCTCTCAGGCAACATCATTCCTGCATTTAGCGCTTCTTCAAACGTTTGTCTATGCTGAAAAGTCAATTCACTAAAATCAAAATCGGCCACTGTCAAATCCAAACCATTATTAAACATCCGTTTTGCATTACAATATTTCCATGTATGATAGTTGTCATAATATAATCTAGTAGGTGAACAACAAATATGTGGTGTAAAAAAATAAGTTGCCTTAAAATCTTGATTTGGTCTTGGATCAATAGGTCGGACACTATGCATAATCCTTCTTCCGTCATAAGGTTCCACTAAGGGACAAATATTTCTAGTATCTTCAACAAAGTAATTAGGTTCAGGTTGTCGATAATTCCAATCTTCAGCTCCTTCAGGTTGAAATTTATTAAATTTAAATTTCTTCTTACTACGCTGAAATTCTACTTCCTCTTCAAAAGGGTGGACACTATCATAGGCATACGTGTCTAGAGGAGTAGGTGATTCTGGAATTTTTGTGTCTTCATCAAAGAAATTAGAGGGGATTTCATCCATATTAACCAATTTTTCTTGTTCTGTAAGATGAGCTTTAAATCGCTTAGAACACAAACGCAACATCTCACAAAAAGTCAAACTGTTTCCTATATTCGCTCGTGTTATGGAATCTCTCAGCTGAAAACGTGAAAAATCATTTTTTGGATCAATGCGG